CAGCAACGGTAGCCATACCGGTAACACCGGTTCCGCCACCTTCAAAATCAATGTAGTCGTCCTGCATCCAATCTTCAGGCAGGTTTTCATGCGACCAACGAACACGATTCGGATAGGTCACAGAAGCCTCTGTCGTGTTAGCTGCAAACATCTTGTTGGCGTGAACAAGAAGATGCTCAGCCGTTGGCATCTTCCCACCAGTAGGAGTATTATATGCCTGCCAAGGGTTCGGGTTGACGCCAGAGGCAGTCAACGCTGTCGCATACGTATCAGTCGTCTTCCACTTGTATCCACCGTTGCCAGCAGTTCCCATGCACATGTACATCGTGTCACTCCATTGAGCCATACATGCACCATGGGACGACAAAGAAGTCACATCATTTCCAGCTGAATACTGAAGAGTCGTAAAGTTCCCACCAGTCGACTTATACACTTTGCTTGAAGCAGTCAACATGATTGTGGGCGTAGTTCCAGAAAAATTGTAAAGCCGTTCAGGGTTCCACGAACCAGTGTGAGAAATAGCTGTGCTATTTATCTCCCGTATTGCACCACGGGTAAACAAACCGCCACGTGGATCAATTTCCACATTAAGCATATCTGGCGACTCGTTCCGAGTCAGCTGGAATTGATCTGAACGTAGGTTCAGACCTCCAGTAAAATCATCGTAACGCTCTACGGATACTGCGCTCATTGTCCAAGAGTCGCCCCAAGCGTCTGCAACCAGCGACGCATAGTTGGATAACGCTTGCCACCGGACATAACAACAGGTTGTGCGCTTGAAGCTTTCATCAAGTCACGTCTAGCAAATGCGACTCCTTCTTCAAAGGAGCGCATGTACATCGCACTCAACTCTGCGTCTTCCTGACGCTGATAAACACGTGCCAAAACAAAATACGGGAGAATGGCATGGAACCATTCATCCAAATCAATATCGTCATCCGGACTGGTCAACCAGTCGTATGACGGGTTCCGGTATGCACGAATCAACAAAGTATAGGTTGTATCTGGTTTCGGCCACAGGTGGATCTGCTTTTCCCAAATTGAAAAGAAATACGGTCGGCTTGGTGTGTCGGTATTCCCGAGCCAAACCTCTTCCGCATTGTTATGGTCAATCAAAGTAAACCTATTGCCAGATGAACTTGTGTCAACAATTGAAATGATTTCTCGAATATCACCGATGTTTTCAATCAGATACGATCTGATGCCTGCGGACGTTGAGGTTGTGAACGTTGTTTGCAAATATGGCCAGCGACGCTCCAAGGCGTAAATGCGCTGAAAACCTTCCTTGGCAAACTGGTCAATGACGGAATCGGAAAGATCCGTTTCGTCCAGATCGGCCATGGCACGAACCTGATCCCGAAGGGTATTCAGGGTAATCACTTAGCCAGCCCTTGTGAACGCAGATGCCCCACACAGTAATCAGTTCCTTTGGCCTTTGGGCCCTCACAGGTATCATCGTTGCCAATGCAACGATTACGGCCCACATAGGGGCCGGATGGTGCCGCAATCTTCGCATTCTCTGTATATGCGAGGCGTTGTCCCGAAACGGGTGCACCGTAAAGCGAATGGGCTGGTTGAGCGTTTTTCATCATCAACCAATAGCCCTATTTGTTACCTTCCCCCAGTGTGGCCTGAGGGAAGGCAACAGACCTACTGATTAATACTTGGAACGACCGCCACGTGTCGTGCCACTGATACGACGCTTAGAAGCATCAGCCTTGTCGGCCTTGCGAATCTGCTGTGCCTTGCCAGCAACAGCCTTGCCCTTGACCTTTGGCTTCTGGCCAGGAATTCCGATGGTGATCGCACGACCGGTGCTGTACGTGCCACCGATGCGGAAATCGCCCTTCTTCTTGAACTGGCTTGGCTTGCTGTTCTTGCTCTTTGACAGTCCCTGCTTCATGCGGTCTGCCGGCTTACGGTCTCTTGCCATTGGCTTTTCTACTCCGTTGTCTAGTATCCGATAATAACTTGGCATTTCTGTTACTTACCTTGCATTTTTCTTGATTTGATTCTTTTTCTTATTTCTTGGCTTGCCCTCTTTTACCCCCATGTTTGCTTCTCGTCTCCTGCGAAGAGAAACACCTACGGCATCAGTTGGGCCACTGTAGATTCTTTCAAAGTTTCGATAATCGGCACCATCTTCCTCATATCGAACCCTTCCCATTGAACCTTCAAGTTTTTCCATATTTCTGCCATAGGCAGGGTTCCAGGGACGACTGGGCCCCTTTCCTGGGTAGGGCATGTTGTATGAAGTCTTGATATCGGAAACACGACGACGCTGACGATAAGAATCATCAGTGTTGTGTCCGACCCTTGCTTCAATTGCCGATGTTTTGGGTTTTCTAGCCATTTGATTTCCTTTCGGGAATCAGGGAGGGGGTTTCCCCCCTCCCCAATCTTAACACCCCTAGGACCGTTAGGCGGTCTTTGCGGTGAGCTTGCCCTGCTTCGCACGGTTGCGGACCGTGAGGTTGCCGTAGCACATGATGAGTGCGTAACGAGCATCGAGGTTCTCTGGGCGGACGAAATCCGTCTGCTGGAACCACTTGCCCGAGTGACCGACAAGCGTGAGGTACTTGCTGTTGAGGAAGTACACAACACCTGCGGTGCAGTGCACATCGTACGCAACAGGAGCAGCCTTGAACAGCAGGTTCTGGAATCCAGCATCTGCGGTCTTGGTGTCCGTGTAGCGGAGCTGCGGCTGCAACAGAGCCTCGTACTTCTCAAACAGGGTCTGAGTCGTGAGGATCATGTCTGGGTGGTCGTTACCAACCGACACGCTGTTGTAAGCGGTGGCCATCTGTGCGAGGGTCAAAGCACCTGCGGTGTTTTCCTCGTACGAACGCCAGAAGTCGTTGCCCTGGCCGTTTGCCGAGTTGATTCCACCAACGGTGTTGCC